TTACACTCATACTGTTACTAGCCTTCCACCTGATTCTATAGTCAATGTTATACCACTATCTATTGTAATAGGTCCTGTGGCATTTGCATTCTCTGTGGCAGTTATTGTTACATTAGAAGAAACATTTTTTGAGTTTGTTCTAAACATTCCACCAAGTTTAAAGTTACCTTTAAATTCAGCAGTTGGTGTAATAGTACCTGCATTTGGTTCAAGAAAATATACAAATATATTATTACCTGAGTTTGAACTTGGTGCAGCACTAAATGTTAATGTAGAACCATCAGGAACTGTATAAGCAGCACTATCTTGAATAACACCATCTACTGATACAAGTATGTCTTGCACAGAACCTATAGTTCTTCCTAGTGCAAACGTAGTATCAGAACCATCTCCACTAAATCTTACGACTGCAGGTGATGCCTGAAAGTGTGCAGGAACTTCATTACCTATGTAAGGCATTATGTAATCTCCATTATACTCAATGCACCTGAGAGTTTATCTGCTACAGAGCAATCAACCTTTAGAACATCGGTAGTTTCTAATATTACTTTACCACCTGATAATAGTTCTAAGGATGAGCCTACAGGAATAGGTACGTCTTTTGCTAAAAATGCTGTTCCATTTGTAGCACCTCTACCACCACCTGATGTATCACTAACAAGTTCTACTTCTGCAGTAACCTGTGCAGTATGTATGTTTGTTAATATTAATCCAATCACAACTGTTGTTGTGCTACTTGGTGTAGTATAGATTGTGTAAGCTGTACCTGCACTGTTTGGTTCTGCAGCGAATGTAACTACTTTAAATGTATTTGCCATTGTCCTTTTTCCTTGTTATAATTATACACGATTTTACTTGATTTGTCAAGGTTTTTCTTGACTATCCAAGAGCTATTGCAAGTGCTGTTGGGTCATCAGAAGAGAACCCTGCACTTGACAAATAGGTTTTAAGAGTGGTCAATGCTACTTGTTTCATTGTGCCATCATCATTGGTTACTAATCTGTCTGCATCTGCTAAAGTTATAGAAGAAGCAGCCGTGTCACCATCAATTATATTTAACTCTGCTGCAGTAGATGTTACATTTGTACCACCTATATCAAGTGTAGTCATAGACACTTCACCTGCTACTGTTGCTATACCATCTGCTAAAGTAATTAAATCTGTATCATCTGTATGTCCTATAGTAGTTCCATTAACTATTACATTGTCAACTGTTAATGTTGTTAATGTTCCTAAAGATGTTATGTTTGATTGAGCAGCACCTGTAACTGTAGCAGCAGTTCCACTTGCATTACCTGTTACATTACCTTCAAGGTCAGCTACTATTGTTCCTGCACTTCCTGAGAATACTTCTGATGAGTTAGTCGCATCAGGTATAAATGTAAATTTACCTGCACTGTCATCAAATCCAAAGAAACCTACTTTAGCAGCAGAGCCTGTGTGGTATCTAAACTCAATACCTCTATCTTTATTATCATCTGACCCCGGAGCAGTATCTCCACCTAATGTAAATATTGGGTCATCTACAGTTACTGTTGTACTATTAACTGTAGTTGTTGTTCCATTAACAGTTAAAGTTCCACCTACGGATACATTACCTGTAGTTGTAACAGTATCAATATATGCATCTTTCCAATATGTTCCTGATGCACCTAAGTCAACATCACTATCTGCCTGTG